GTGGTACTCAAACACAAAGCCGGACGCAACACAGGGTCTTATCTACGCTGAAAGCACGGGCAAAAACGTTGCCGTGTGTTACGACCCGCAAGACGCCTACCTCATTGCGGCGGCGCCGGAGCTTCTCAAGGTTCTGATCGATTGCGAAGCGCGCCTATTGCACGGCCCCGATGCGAACCCTAATGACGGTCTGTTGTTTGATGTGCGCGCCGCCCTCGCCAAAGCGCGGGGTGAGGTATGAGCTGTTACGCACCCGGACCTTGGCGCGCAGTTGGCGCAAGCATTAAAGCTGTCTCACATGGCATATGGTTCACCGTCGCACGCGCCGAAACACGCAAGTTCACTGGCGAAGGGACCTTAGCTAATGCGCGCCTGATAGCGGCCTCACCGGAGCTATTAGAGGCATGCCTTGAAGCGCTGCATTTCATTGACTCGCGCAGTGATGATAAAGACGATGGTGAAATTTTCATACTCAAAGCACTCCGCGACGCCATCGCAAAGGCCGCCCCATGACCCTCCTCGACATCCAAACCCTATTTGATCTGTTTAAGCTCTTGGGCTACGTGTTCGGCCTGATCGTGTGCGCGTTCTTTCTGGCGGCGTGCAGGCCATAGTGATGCCCGGAAACCGTAGGTATGGTTACAGACGCAGCAACCGCGGCGGATTTAAACCTCAATCAATGTTCTGCCACGGTTGCCAGCGTCTGCACTCTCCGCGCACAGATATGACACGCGCACTCGACGGAAAAGATTATTGCGATCGAACTTATTTCAAACGTCTACAAGGCTTACGATGACCGACCCCCTCGACGCCTTCGTCACCCTCACCCTCTTCGCGGGCGCTTCGGCGCTCGTGTTTTTGTTGGGAATACTACTCACATAAATGTCAGGCCCCACCCTACAACCCTCCCGCCAAACCTTTCACGAACCTTGCAAAACAAAACTTGCGCACGTGATAGGTCAGCCCTATCGTGAATGAAGAGCGCGGCACCAATAAGCACTAACCAGAAGACCGCGCCCCAACCAAAGGGGAACATCGTGAGCTTCACGCAAGAGCAGCTGATGCAGTGGGCCTATAGCGTACCGACCGAACGCCGGGCACCCGAAGACCTGTACCTGAACCTGCCCGATATATTGCAAACCATCATCGCCGTCGGGCTTGAACAGCCGACCCGCGAGAACATCGGAGAGGTGGGACCAATGCTTAGGGCTCTCGCCCTTCTGTTAAAAAATGTCGAGCTCAGCCTGGCGGGGATTCTGGAGAGCGCGGAGCCGGTGTTGAGGGCGGTGGGGTAGTGTAGGTAGGAAAGACAATCGGTATCGTCAGCACGGCAGTCCTCAAATCCTGAGAGATCAAAAATTGCATGACTCGAATGCTGCTGTAGACGTGTGGCAATGCACCCGGCCACATAATCAGCTGCCATTGTCCGCTCACGCGTTTGATGTGCGGCTTCATTTGAGCGCCCAACTTCCTGCCGTGGGTTGCTCAAGCTCTTCCTGCAACCTGCGCACCTCAGAAATTAAGGCCCTCGCATCCACAATCTTAATACGCGCCGTCTCGCCAGAATTAACGGCAACCTCATCCTCAAAGTCTCGCTCGATTGCGGCCAGCTGTTCCTTAGTCATCTCGCCACGTCCTTTTGCAACCACGCAAACCGCGCCAGCAAGGCCGCCTCGGCTTGGTCATGGCGAGCAAAGTTCACATTGGGCCAAAGCTCTTTTGCACGTCGCATCGCCCTTTCTTTGCCGCCCCTCAATATCCCCATCGCCTCTTTCCACACTTGCGGTAGCGGGCGTAACACCCGCGAGACGCCCAAACCGGCCACTACCCCCTCGACTATGCCCATCGAGTGCGCCAGCGACGCGCCTGTGGCCCCGCCGTCGCCCTTGCGGTAGCCGACTGACTCGATGGCGGCGAGAGGTTCGCACAACATCTTACCCATCGGCAGAATCAGCTCTTGCAGCCGCCACGGATCAACACGCCTGCGCACATAGCCGCCCTTCTCGAGAACCGGCATGTCGAATACGGTAATGAGCAAGCCGTCCCTGTTCAGAATGCACACCGCCCCGCTCAACCCAGGATCCACGCCGATGAAGGTGGAGTAGGTCATTTGAGGATGAGTTCTAGCGGCACGCAAATCGTGACGTGCGACATCCCCACCTTTCGCGCCAGCTCTGCATTAGCCCGCATGCTGTCGTCTATTGTGATACCCCTTGCGTGCTCAGCAGCTTCGGCGCGCAATCTAAAAATAGTAATCAAGCGCTCAGCCTCCCCCCATTGAGCCTCATGGGTATTGCTGGCCCTCTCCATAAGGTTCGTAAATTCTTGCAGCAAACTTTCAACACTCTTAACACTCCGATCGGTCATTTCTACACTCCTTTCGACAGGGGCACGAGGGGGTAATAAATTCTCAGTTCACCGGCCCCTATGGAGAAAATATAATTTTGGGGTAAATCCTCTCATTTCTATGTTTTCTCCTTTATAGCGACTGATAAGAGAAAAGATACCCCCTTTACACCCGATGGTGGCAAAGGGGGTAATGTTTTCAGGCACGCGAAAAATCCTTCCAAGAATCCGTGCGCGCCTCGCGCGCAGCCATCTCGGTTTTGGAATACAGGTCAAGGCCGCGTCCATTGAATCGATGCCCCGTCCATGTCGCCAGGCTGTGCGTTTGCGACGTCTGATAGTTCATCGATTCGAGCGTGGCTTTCATCTTGTTGCGCGTGACCATGTGCTTCACGCCGTTCTCTTTGGCCCATATCTCAAACGTCGCGTAGAACTTCGTGATGAGGAGGTTCGGCCCACCCTCCTCGATGCACTCGTCAATGAAGCCCTTCAATGGATTGGCTGCCACGATCCACGCATTAGCCGCCTCCTCGCACTCCGCTGGCACGAGGAAGTTGCCGCGCTGACGAAGGCGCTGGAGGCCGGCAAGCGCGCGGTTGAGCACGCCCGACATCTCGCCGGCCGTGATGCGGTCGACTAGGGTGCCGTCGCGCTCCTCGTCGCTGAAGTGGCGAGAGAACTTGATGACGCGCGCGCGGCGCCGGATGCCCTCGGACACGTCGCCGGTCATGGGCAGGTTGTTGCACAGCAGGACCGGGACGACGGTGAGCTTGGCCTGGAATGGCGTTTGCCCTTTGAACTCGACCGATACATCCTTGCTCTCGCTGATTTGTTTAAGCGTGCCATCCGGTAGCTTGGTATACGAGTCCACATCATCATCTATCATCACGAGCTTACCCAGCAATGGGCTGAGCCCGAACTGCCCGTCGAGTGTGCCGACCTTGGCGGATGCTACGGAAGACGGCCCAAGCAACCGCATGAGCAGCTGACTAAGGCTCGTCTTGCCATTGTGGCCGCTACCTATCAGCATCCAGAACGAGGCTATGTCGCGCTTAGGCTGTATGGCGTAGCCGAAAAACTCATTCCAATGGCGCACCATCGCGGGCGGATCCTCGGCCTTGGCAAAGATGCCCAGCAACATCTCGTCGTAGATGGGGCACTCAGCCGCGGGGTCGTAATCAAACTCCAGGCAGTAGGTGAGATAGCTGCGCGGTGAGTGCGGGCGCTGCACGACAGAGCCATCGGACATGATCCAGAGCTCGCAGTTTCGGCAGTTGATGACTGGCTTAGGCTCGCTATTGAACTGGAAGACATCCTGATCGGGTGTGCGATCACGCTTCAGCGCCGCGAGCGCGGACGCCTCGAGGTACGGGAACGCGCCGGCCTCTGGCGAAATGGATGAGCGTACAACTTGCTGCACCTTATTCCCGATCTGATTGTCGCTACGTCGCACCCAATGCGTGCCGATGTATTCCCAGAAGTGGCCCGTCTCGGACATCGTGAGGTAATCGCCGCCCATGTAGAAGCGATCCAGCGTAAGCCTCACGATCTTGGTAGCAACGTCCTCGGCCTTAACTGATCCTGACATGCGGATGTCCTTCAGCATCTCACGCGCCGTAGTCGTGCTGAATTTTGCCTTTTTGATGAGCTTGAGAATCGCGTCAGTCTTGGCTGGATTGAGTTTCGCGTAGGCGATGTCTTTCAATATCACCTCCATCTTGTCGAACTCGTCTTCCTTAAGGCACTCGGCTGCATCGCGCATCTGCTCGTAGGTCTTGGCTTTGTTCTCTTCAAACAGTGTCTTTAGGCCGACATCTTGTTGTTCGGTGAGCTCGCTCATTAGACGATCTCACTCATCATGACGACGTGGACGGATGATCGTCTGAATATTTCTATAACCATGTCGAAGGTTGCGCCGGTACCCAAATACGATCCGACGATTAGGGTGCGGCGTCTTCCGTCATAACGACCTCCCGTAATAATTTGTCGCAACACTGCCGGATATTCGTCACCAAGCGTAGGCTTGAGCTCAACTAGAAAAGTGCAGGCCGGATGAGTGATATGTACGTCAAAACCCTGCACCTCAAATTCCACGTTGATACGCGAATCTTGGTGGTCATATTGAGATTCACCGCGCGCCGCAAGCAAGATACTGACGAGACGTCGACACAACGCATCATCAAGGAACATCGCTTGCATGGCGTTGTGTTCAGGCGTCTCGCTGGGCTCGGCAAAATTGTTGATGATGATGGAATAGTGTTTCGGGTAGCGCTCCTTAAACCACGGCTGCGCCATCATCCAGTCCATGTACTGCGAATCTTGACGCAACACGTCGAGCGGCTGACCTTTGTATTTTCCGAATGGAACGAGCTCTGTTACTTGGGGTTGGGGCGCGAAGTCGTGCATGGTCTGTTTCCTCTTATGTGTGAGTAATCAGGAGCCAGAACCGACGTGACCGACGGTGAGCGTATTCCGCCCTTTCGGGCGTGTTGTATTAGCTGCACTCCCGACCACACACAACGCGGAAAATCTAGAGAGAGACGGTGTCGTAGTCATCGGGTCACGTTTTATCGGCGGTTCTGACGCCAACCCGCTTTATATCACGCGACTTTCGACACATTCAACAACCGAACCAGCCGACAGCCCGGCAACCCGAACACGATCGACAGCGGCCCACGTGGAGCCTCTCGCTTGTGAAAGAGCGCCACCGCACGCCCCTCTTTCTTGAGCAGGCACAGCGTGGCGTACACGGTCCTGTGCTCGGCCTGAAGGATCGCAGCCGCCTCGTGTGACGTGCAAGGTATGCCGATCAAGTGGAGCAGGCGTTGCCTTAAAGACAGCGGATCAACGTGGGCCACGCGGTACCGCCTCCCACAGCCAGCTATTAACGAGGGTGAGCCGGCGCACCATGCTCCGGTGCTTGTTCTGCGCGCGCTTGATCGCGTCCTCTTTGGTTTGGCAAGCCTTGTATGTGCCGCAGTCGAAGCGGCGGGTGGCGCCGTCGCGTTCTTGAAGGAAAACGGCGAAAGTTGCCATTACTCAAACCCCCTCGTGATATGCGTGAGCGCATGATCGAACGAGCACACATCACAAAAGTCCGGCGGTATGACGTCCGTCGAGTCCAGCCAACAGCACGCCAGGAAGCCGCCGACGAAGCAGAGGAAGCAGAGGAAGAGGACGAGGAGGAAGAGGCTCATGATGTCTCCGCCTTCAGCATGGCGTCGGCATATGCCCAGCTCCACTCTGCTTGCGCATCGAGCCAGTGTCGAGAGGTGCCGCCGCTGTCGAGATACCATTGCTCTGTCATTGCTGGCGCGTGAGCGGCGTAGTACTGACGCATAGACATCCCCTCTTGATCGTCCACCCCATAACCGCGTATGTCTCTCGATCCCGAACGTGCAAATGCTTGCCCGCCATCGTCCTTCATGTCTTCACCCCCATCAGTTGACAGTTAAAATCCTTGAACCCCGGCGCCGGATACCGGATCTCCACGCTTCGCCCCTCCGTCGTCAGCCGATCCGCCAACACCTCAGCCGCCAGCGTGCCGGGCCTCTTGCCTGCGTGGTACCCATCAGCCAACGGTGGATCGAAGTCGGCGAAGATGACGACGCGCTTCACGTACGCAGGCACCTCGATCGCGCGCAGGCCGGACGTGGAGAGGCAGGCCCAGAGGGGGCCTTCAAATAGCTGAAGCTGTAGAACTGCCAGCCCGGTCTCGATGCCTTCGCAGAGAGCTAGTGAGCCATCCATGCCATTGGAGAGCGTGACCGCCCCGCCCTTCACCTCGCCCAGCATCATCCGCACCGGCTCAACAAAAGCCTTGGCACCAAACTCAGTCAGATACGTGCGATGCACACCGATGATCGTGTCTTGCGCGTTACGCACGATGCCCACCATGCCGTGATGCACCGTTTGCGTGGGCCAATGCATCAGCCTCGGATGCCACAGCAAGTCTCGACTGCTCGGCAGTTGCAACGAGCGCGACATCAAATAGCGGCCAGCCGGATTGTCGAGTTCAATATGGCCGCAGCCACGAATGACGTGCTGCACATCCAACATCGAGTCTCTCTTTGCTTTCACCTCCGCCCTCATCTTCACCTGACTCTTCGGCAATTGCATTCCCCTCATCTCTCTGGCGATGCGTATGGCGTCCTGAAAAGAACAGCCCATGCACGCCTGTATCAGCGCGAAGGCGTCGCCGCCCTCGCCGGTTGCGTGGTCGACCCAGAGTCCTCTCCGCGAGCCGCGTAACGCCACGCGGAGCGATTTGCCCTTGTCGCCGGCAGTGCTTCCCGCAACAAACTCTCCTTGGGCAACGCGTCCCTCAGAAAGCAGGCGGGGCAAGAACAGCTCGAGGCTGTCTCGGAGGAAGCGGCGGAGTTCGTCGGTGTCATCTGTGTAAACCTGCTCTTTGATGTTGATTGGTGCGTCTGAATAATCCAGCACTTTCTACACTCCTGGCAAACGATCCGGCATGTCGGGCCAGTGCCGATTGAGCTTTGATAAATTCTCGAAGGCCGGAATGACTTGAATATTCGTGTGCGCGTTTAGGCCGCACACCAATTTGTTCTTTAGTGGAACGGTGTGATCGACATGCCATTTGAAGCCAGTCATTTTCGTGCGCAGTCTTGCGAGTGCGTAGGCTTCTGACATGAAAAACTCAATGTTCCATTTCGGCGTAGCTCTCACCTCACGCGCCCGCCGACTGGCTTGATACACGCCTTGACGGGCGGCGAGTCGATCGGCATGCTTGGCCCTGTATTCTCTATTTTTGGCACGTCGAGCGTCCCCATTTTTGAGGTGATACTCTTGGCTCGTTGCCCGAATGAGTTCTTTGTTTGCATCGGCGTAAATCTTTTTTCTTTTTCTTACGCTCTCGGCATTCCTTATTCTCCACGCCCGATGATTTGCGCTTTTAATTTCCGCATGCTTGGCCTGATACGCCTTGTAGTACGCGGAACGATCTTTCTTGGGCGCCTCCATAATCGCTAAGTCATGTGGCCGCGCTGAAACGCGTCGGCGCCCTTGCTTTCCTCGTCCACCACGCTCGTTTCCAGCGCTATAAGCAAGTCGAGAAAGTGCTTCGCCTTCTTAATGTCCTCGACGCCGCCCTTGCTGCGCCAGCGACTGACATACTTGATGACGCAGCCCTCGATGAATGGAATGCCGTTCTTGTGGATGTACTCGACGGGCTGAATTGCCATGCCCTTGTAGTGTCCGCCGCCTATTTGTTGCTTAAGTGCGTCGTGTGCGTCTTCGATACCGGCCATATTAAATTGCTCCCACAAAAGCTAGGTCTTCGACCATCAACCGCCTCAGCTCAGCCGACTTCATCCCGAACCGCTGCGTATAGAAGCCGACGAGAATGCTGGGATCGTCAGCCACCCACTGATGCACCCGCCTCGCCGATAGCTCGCTCGACATATTGCAGACGAAGCAAATGCCCTCTTTCGTGAACAACAAAGCGGCGCAGCCGGTGCTCGCTATCTTCAGAGCACGATCGATGCGCTGCCGGTCGGTGTTGACGAGGCCCCTGCGCGGTGATTGCGGGTTGGTCATGAGCCCATCGCCCAGCAGGCCGTCGCGTAGTCGCAAAACCTGCAACGAAAATCAGTCTTGTCTCGTGTCACTCGTGGTAGCTCCGCTGGATGGTTTGAGATCAGCACCATCACGGCGCGATCGGTTAGCCTCTGAGCCTCCCCCGCGTTGAATGGCACGAGCTCAAAGTAATATTTCATGTTGTCGAGATTGAGCATGGAGAACAGCACTTGCTCGACCTTCATGTAGGCCATCGTCGTCTGCAGCTGACCGTAGTACTTGGCATCGGCTCCCTTGACGCCCTTCGCCACGAACATCTTCCACTTCTTGTCCGTCGCCTTTTTGCTCTCCCAGAGGCACGGCACGGGCAGTTTGATCGAATCTGGCGGCTCGACGATGACGCCATCCACCTCGCCTGCCAGCCGGTATTGCCCGGTGTTCGGATCCTTGGCATCCATGAAGCCGAATTGCTTGGGCTTGCCGAAGGCGTCAAGCATGGGTGATCCATCGAGGTTCTTGCGATATGTGCGCACATCAAACCCCGCCAGCCGCATCCACGTGGCCGTGCTCGCCTCGGTCCAGTGGCCAGCCTCGGCGTGCCGCTGCAGCTCGCCAGGGCTCACCGTGCTGTCGCGCTCTTCCTTTTCAAACTTGTGATACTTGAAGGCGAGCTGACGCGCGCACTCGACGCCGATGTAGCCTGCACCGATGCGCTTCTTGGCAACCTCGCCCTCGCCGGAGCCGCGGGTGGCTTCGTACTCAGCTTTGGTATACCGAATGAGGGCTGCATCGATGACGCGCGTGATGCGATCGGAGAGGGTCGCGTTGGCGCTGGGTGCAAAGTCCATCATGCCGTCTTCACTCATCCTGTTCTTGTGGGCTAGGTGGATCGTCATAGGTGCCTGAAAATAAATTTACCAAGTCAATCTGCAGCGCCGAGTAATGCGGAGACATGGCCCAATGCTGAAAGCACACGTCGTATCCATCGATGTGATAGGGGGCGTCGGCGCCGCAGAAGCACTTGGGGATGGGGTCATGCTGCTTCACCGCGGATCGAACACCACGCGCGCACCGTTGTTGCATATCGCCAACATGGCGCCGCCGGGTGTATTGCTGATGACGCGCTCCGCGCCGCCCCATGCCGCGCATATCTGTTGCGCCTGCGCTATGTGGGCCGGCCCAATGTCTTGAACACATCCACCCAGCAGCAGAGCTATCGCCAGTAATTTTTTCATGTGAGCCTCTTAACCCAACATTGCTTGTTGCACGTCGGCTGATCCTGCCGGCGCGGCCCCGCCGTGTGCTTCCACGGCCGCCCTTTCACGATGCGATCTAACACCCAGCCGGACGCCTTGAGCGTGATGCCAGGCTCGCTGTCGAGGATGTAGGTCTGGATCGTTTCGTAGCCCATCTCTTTGGCGATGCGGGCGCATGTCGAATACAGCTTGGAACAGACGTTGCGTGCGCCAGCGGTGCAGAGGCGAGAGACCTCTATGACCTTCCGGTGATCGCACCCACGCGCCGCCGGCCGCCCAAGGATTGCCACACCGATCAGTTCACCGTTGATCTCTGCGCCGATGCTCAGCTTGTGGCCGCGTGTCGGCATGTGATGCCGATGATGCTTGTCGACGTATGCATTGGCTTCACGCAGCGAGAGCGGGATGACTCTCACGCCGCCACCTTCATCCGCGTCTGCCCCAACTTGTGCTTGATAGCCCGCTCGTTAAACGAGAAGGTCAGGAGCGCCGCCGCCTCGTACCGACTGATGCCGATTCCGTCCTTGGGTAAGATCCGCAAATGCTCGAGCTGCTTATCAGTCGCCGGCAGTTGCAGCCAGCGCTTGCTCTTGCGCGCGGCGTCCATGTCGCCGTGCTCACGCAGGAAGTCATCGGCGGCAGCGACGCACACGAGACGCTCGTCGCTGTTGGCGAGGAGCCGAATGCCTTGGGTTTTCGTGGCGCTTACAGCATGCCAGCCACCGTTGTAGAACACGCACATCGCCCACGCCTCGAAAGCCGTCGCGCACAGCACCACGCCGCCGAAGATTTCTTGCCACTTGAAGGGGGAGGCGTCGAACACATCGATTTCTGAAAGCGTAAATGCGGTAAGCACCTCGCGCAGCCCATCGACCGCATCAGGATCACGAACAATCAGCTCGAAGCCGCATAGGCCGCACGTGAACGCATTCGCCGGCACGAGTGACTCGCACCGAGGGCATGGCTTGGGCGGGGGTGTAGCACCTTTCTTAGTAGCCTTCTCGCCACCTAGGGATATATCTTGCTCGAGAGAGCCATGTATAAGTGTGCTGACGCCGAAATCGAGAATGAGAGCGTCGCATTTAGTAACGCCTGGGTAGCGTTCTGGGTCAACGACGCGGAGTGCTCGGCCGACCATTTGCAGATAGGCCGATTTGTGACTGCTGGGACGCAGTAGTACAACGCATGAAACGGGTTGCGAATCGAAGCCTTCCGACAAAACTGCGCAGTTGACCACAACGGATAAGTCGCCTGAATCGAAGCTCTTAAGAATCGATACGCGCTCGGCGTCAGATGTCTCGCCCGAAACGACTGCCGCCTTATGTCCCGCATGACGGAACGCTTCCGCGACGTGCTCAGCGTGCTCAACAGTCGATGCAAATACGATAGTTTTACGGTCAGAGGCGACCTTCGCCCATTCCTCGACGACCCTCTCGGACAGGACCGTTTTATCCATGATTGCCGCGACTTGGCCCATGTCAAAATCGGCGGCGGTTCGCTTGACACCATTGAGCGCATCTTGCGTTCCTATATTCACGATGAAAGTTCTGGGGGGCACTAGGTGCCCGGAGCGCACGAGCTCACCGAGGCTTATCTGATCCCCAATGTTGGAGACGATGTCACGTAGCGCGGCACCATCACCTCTCGTCGGCGTCGCCGTGACCAAGAGAATTTTGGTTTTGGGGTTGAGCGCTTTCGCTGCGTTGATGATCTTGAGGTTGCTGGGATTGGGGCCTCTATGGCCCTCGTCGACTGTGATGATGTCTTGCGGTGGCAGCTGCGCGAGGTTCTTATCGTTGCGCAATGTGTCCGTCATGGCGAACAGCACCTGACGATCGAAGTGCTTAGTGTCCGCATTGATGACGCCGGTAGAGACGTCCTTCGCAACTTGCCTGAAGGTGCGGCGGTTCTGTTCGAGAAGTTCCCCGCGATGCTGGAGCACAGTGCCGCGCCCGGTGGCGCCGATGATCGCTTGGGTGATGGCCGAGAGCATGACTGTTTTGCCCGACCCGGTAGGCGCACAGAGCAACGTATTGCCGTGCTCATGAAGCGCCGCGACGCAGCGCTTGACGGCTTCGATCTGGCGAGGACGCAGGATCATGGATTCAACACTTTCTACACCACACTCAAAAAAGGGGCGGGCTCAAGGCCCGCGGGAGGGTATTAGCTCAGCCACGCCGGCTTAACGCTGGCCGGCGCTGCTTGCGAAGTTTGTTGGGCTGCGGCTGCGGCTGGATTTGATGGTGCTCCCCACGGGGCTGGCGCATTACCCTGCTTCGGCGCTTCCGCCACCCTCTGATACCCACCCTGAGCGTCGGCCAACAGCTTCGCGAACTTCTTGGACGTGGCGCTCTCGGTGTTGGGGGTGAGGAAGGCTTGGATCTCATTTTTATCTTTATAAGAGCCCTCGCCCTTTTCGATCTTTACCTCGACGGCGATCTTCAGCCCGTGGAGATCCGAGTATTCGTTGATGCGATAGCCCGCCGCATTCACAGAGCTGGCGCCGCGGCCGACTTCCAGGATGCTGCGAATGGCCGACCTACCCATGTCCGTGTAAGCCTGGCTGCCCTTCGTGCCGATCCGCGTGAACACCTTGCGCCGATTGAACGGACCTTCGCATATCGTGATCTCGCAATCGAGAAAGGCTGCGTCGGAGCTCTTGGATGGCGTTTCGCCGCCGCCCTTGATACTCAGAATCCCAAACGCCAACGTCCCGGCGGGGATCAGGTCAAAGTCGCGTGCTGGCTCAGCTGTTGAATAATCTTGCATGTTGCGTGCTCTCCTATGCGGTAATGATGGAACTCAGTTTGCTTGCGATGGATCGTGCTTTTTGAGCTTCGTCGTGATGGGCTGCGGCCTCAGACTCAAGCTCTGTAGCACGCGTGCGCTTTGAATCTCGCTCGTAGATGTGATGACTGTTCACAGTGTCGAGATCGCTGATGGTTTTTTGGAACGCCTTCAATACTGAGTCAACTGACTTTGGTGCGAACATAGTCATCATCCTTTCTGGGGTTGTGGAACTGATTTACGTTGACCTCGATGCCCAATCGACTCCCCGGAATGGAAGCCCGAGCATCGAGTACAGTGATACGCCGTGAATGCTTCGTCATGCCTTCTGCTCTGCCACTTCGCCGCCCTCTCCGCCTCGGTGAACGAGCGATAGCGAACCTTGCCGGTGCAGCCGGGGGTCATTTTTTGTAATCAGGCTTCTCTGCCATCAGCGTCGGGTGCGCGTCCTTGCGCATCGCCCGCAGGCACGACAGCACCTCGCGCACAGGATCGCTACCGAGAGCCGCCTGCCACGCTATGCGTTGCCACACGTCGAGCGCGAACGGCAGCGTGATGCGGATGTGCGCGCCGGTCCCGCTCTTCGATACGGTCTCAGTCACCGTGATCTCGCCGCCGATTTCGCGACTCAGGATCTCAAACGAGCGATTGAACGCGTCGCGGTGCGCCTGATTGTCGATGTCGATTTGCAGCTCGTTGGGCTCTGGCAGAGAGATAATCAAGCCCTCGGCTATCGAGCGAGCGACGTATGCCTCGCGCGTCTCGTTGGGGTCGGAGGCGATTTTTTCTCCGACAATGTGATTCATGTCGTTCATTCTGCCGCCTCGTACGTCTCGGCGAAGATGTCAGCGCGGCATGGATAGAACTCGCCCTTGACGCCCTTGATGACGAAGTCTCCGATGCGGGCCGTCATTTCACCTTCGAGCGTCTGTATATGGATGATGCGTTCTTCGCGCGGCAATCGAGTGCCTTTGATGGCGCCGTGACACCATGACTCGACCGCTTCCAGGGTATCAACGGTGAGCGGGAACGCCTCTATGACGACTTGCTTTTTCCGGAACTTCATGCCCCCACCCCCGGCATCGCCGTCGCCATCGCACCATCCACACGCGCCGCGCCCTTGATCTTCGCCATCAGCTTGCCTAGGTGCGGCTCTTCGATCACGGTCAGCCGTCCGCTGCGATCCTTGGCCGGATAGCCCCACTGATTCAGCGTCTGACACACGAACGCGCGGTAGGGTGTGCCGTCCTCGGTCTTCATCTCCACCATCGAGATGATCTGATCGACGATGCCCGGCGCCTCGAGCGCGGTCTTGCCGCCCTCGACTTGCAGGTCATGCGTGACGCGGCCGTAATCATCAGTCTTCTGCTGAAGGATGCCGACGAGCCATACATTCTTATCCGGCGTGTGCTGCAACTGTGTGAGCCAGCCGATCATCTCCTGACCCAGCAGGCCGTACGCGCCCAGCATGTCTGGCAGCGGGTTGCCGTGCGCGTCCATCTTTTTCTGGCTGAACGCTTGCGGCTGACCCTTCGACCAATTGAACGCGAGGCGAGACGCAACGGTGATGGAGTCGACGAAGACTGTTGCGTATTTGTCGAGCCCTTGCCGTTCGCCGTAGAGGCTGACGACGTGATCGAAATGCGCCTGGCTGTAAGGCTGATCGGGACGCATGGACGGGTTGGGGCCGCCGATCCAGCATGCGAGGTTGCGCGCGTTCTCCCAATCGCGCAGAGGGATGCTGTCGACTTCGACGCCTTCCAGCGCGAGCAGTCCGGCCTCCAGGTCGACGACGAGGGTGCTGTCGACATCAAGGGTGCGCACGAGAGACGTCTTGCCTATGCCGCTCTTGCCACTGATGATGCCCTTGATGGCCGACTTCTGTTGCAGCCGCTCGGCGGCCGAGATGATTTTTAGCAAGTGAACTCCTAGTGAAGTGGTGTATTGAGCGCCGCGCTGATGCGCGCACGCACCTCCGCTGGCGACAGCGGGCTGTCGATGTGTATGCCGTGCTCGCCGTAGACGCGCGAGGTGTGTGCGATGATTTCGCTACCGACCGCTTCGCTGGGCACGCCAATGACGGCAGTGATGACGAATCCATCGAGGTCGATGAAGGTGCCGGACTCGTCGTTCAGAGTTAGGAAGAGGCTCACGCCTTCACCTCCAGCGTCACCTTCAGCTCCCCGTACACAGTCGTTCGCGCACCCTCGATGGCCGCCCGCTCTTCCGGAGAGACGAGTGTCGCAAGCGTCTTGTAAGTTTTCTCCGGAACCTTGAACGCAATGTCGAAGACTTTCTGCACGGTCGCCCACGGCATTTCAGCCGCAACGCGCATTAGTGCCTTACTGTCGTAAGTAACCTTCTTGGACACTTCGCCCTTGACGGTCATGCCATCGGCATACACAGAGACCGTTCCACTCTGCTTGCCACTTAGAGAAAACATTTGTCGAACTTTGTCTTGGGTTGCCGCGAGAATTTGTTGGTCTATACCTTCAACTTTTTCTTGCAAAGCGGCAATAGTTCCGATATGCTGATTTCGCTCTTCGTGCAATTCGGCAAGGGTAGGCACTTAGGTTCTCCGGGTGGTCGTGAGGTAATCGTCAATGACCAGCGTGCGTCGCTCAGTTCGTCGAACCATTTCGACAAGCTCAAGCCAGCGATTCATGGACAGAGAGCTGCGCTCGCGCCACTTTTCTATAGTCTTCGGGCGCACATCAACACCGATCGATTCAAGTCCGGCTGCAATCGCTGGCACGCCACCTAGATCAGCGATCAGCTTGCGTACGTTTAATTTTTTCAAATGTGGTCCGTAGGCATGTGAGTTGCTGAAACAGGGGGTGGGTATGTCGGACGCATGTAGAAGATTTCCGACAAGTTTGAGGGTTGTTGTAGAACGCGTCAAGCGCCTTTGGCGTTTTTTTTGGAACTTTATACCGACCTTTTGTCGGGTTTACATTTTGGAGAAGAGAGAAATGGACAAGGTAAAGCAGGATTTCGCCCGCAAACTTCTTTCGCTGTCACAGCAGCGCGGGTGGAATCAATCAGAGCTGGCGCGACGCGCTGATCTGAAGCGGGACAACATCAGTGGCTACATCCGCGGCAAGAACCTCCCGAACTCCGGCCACCTGGCGAAACTAGCTCGTGCGCTCCGCGTCGAGCCGGGCTTTCTATTGGGCGCCGCGTATCAAGAGCGCTTCCCCGCGATGGCGGGGCCTGACGAGGCATCGTTGCCCGTGTTCCGCATGGAGGAACTACCCGATCAGCCGGGACACGTTCGACTCTCTCTCAAGAAAACCCTGACCCACGATCAAGCCGATCGCATCATGCAGATACTGCGCGAGAGCCGGGATGGTGATAGTCGAAAAAAGTAGAAAGTGTTTGACAAGCTCCGACAAGTTGGGGGAAGATTAATGGATGGAACCCTTGCTGACGAAGCTGCAGGTTGCCCGACAGTTCGGCGTTTCGACCAAGACTATCGAGCGCTTGGTTGCGGCAGGTAAGCTACGCCCACTTCCGCTCTTCAAACATCCCCGCTTCACTCACGCAGAGGTGCAACGATGTCTAGAAGTGGCTATGAACTCAAGCTCGACGCCAACGGCGTCTGGTACATCCACTGGAGCGAAGGCCGCCGGAGTAAGCGCGTTTCAACGCGGGCGCGAGATCGCGCGGAAGCTGAGAAGGTGATGGCGGGGTTAATCCTCGAGGGAGACCGGCGCAAGGATGGTGACATGCCGGTGAGCGCAGTTCTCGACGATTACTGGAATCAGCACGCCCGCAATGTAGAAAGTGCAGTGCGCATAGACATCATGATTCGACATCTCAGGGAGTTTTTTAATGACACGCTCGTCAGCGAAATCGATCGTACGGCGCTTGATGGATATTCAAAGCAACGGCGTAATGCTGATACCGCTGATGGCACACTCCGCAACGAACTCACCTGTCTTACGACCGCCATGCGCCACTGCGTGCGCGAGAAGCGACTGGACGGCCACCTCGTACCACACATCGCGCTGCCTACCGCGCCGCCGGCAAAGGAGCGCTGGCTGACCGCTGAGGAGGCGGGGCGGCTGCGGGCGGCATGCGGGGACAGTCTGAGGTTGCGCGTGTTCGTCGAAATCGCACTGAACACCGCCTCCCGTCGGGCGGCTATCGAGACGCTCACATGGTTTCAGGTGGACTTGACCCAGCGCGTCATCAACTTCAATCCGCCCGGTCGCAAGCAAACCAAGAAGCGGCGGGCCAAGGTGCCGATCAGCGATGCTTTGCTGCCGTGGTTGGTGCGGGCGAAGGCGGAGATCAAGGGCGAGTTCGTGCTGGGCGATCGGGGCTCGATGTTCGCGGCGTTCAATGCGGCGGTGAAGCGGGCGGGGCTCTACAAGGCGGGGCGCGAGAACGTCACGCCGCACACCCTGCGCCACACCTGGGCCACCTGGGCCGCGCAGAGCCGAGTGAACCTGTGGGAGATCGCCGGGGTGCTTGGCGACACGCTGGCAACGGTCGAGCGGAAGTATGCACATCATCATCCCGACTACCTGCGGGATGCGGTCAACTTTTTGAAGAGGGAGGTAAGTGATGGCGCAGAAAGAAAGGCCGGCGAATCCTGAGTTGCTGCGGGCCGTGAAGGATTCGATCGATCCGATCAAAATGCTGGAAAAGCGCATGGCCGCGCTAGAGGCAAGGGTGTCGCACGTGAAGTCTCTGGAGCGACGGGTCGAGGAACTTCATACTGACAATCAAGTGCTACGTGCGCGCTTGCGGCACCGCGACACAATCATAAATGTGGCGGCTGTAGCCCTTAGCGGGAGATCGAAAATGCTAACTGACATCTGCGCCCAAATCCTCCTCCTCGGCGGCCGTGCCATGCCCTCGCGCATCCGCTACAAAAAGTGCGACCGTTGCGCCGACGAGAAAGCCGAGGATCGGTTCTACCGCGGCTCTGCCGTCTGCATGGACTGCCGGTCGATCATACAGCGCGAGAAGCGCGAGCTGGCCCGCGCCAACGGCTTCTCGGCGCGCGGCAACCGACTGAAAGTCGGGCACTCTGTTGGGCACTCTGCGCCCAAAGTGGGCGCGAATATGTCGAAAGTTGTAGCACGACGTCTCGATTTTTCGGTGGACTATGAGGAGTGAAGTCGACGACTTCACTCTGTCAGACAACATTCACCACATAGTTTAGCCAAGAGTGCTCTAATGCGCGTAAGACTATGAAAGTAGTAACATTCGACAAACGCATTTGGGCACTCTTTGGGCACAGGGGGATGGAGTTGAATATTCGTACCGAGCTTACTTATCGGCTCGCGCGCTGGCTGATCGCGCGCCGACAGTCTCGGCCGCACAGCGACACAGAGGTCGCATCTGATTGGGGCGCCTATGGCGACTGGCGCGCGCTGGCTCTTCGTAATCAATTCGATGAGAACTTTCGCGGCACGGCGCTCGGTAAGGATGCCCTCGACTTCGGCTGCGGTGATGGGGCGCTGTGCTCAGTTTTGCTGGGGGCTGGCGCCAAGAGCGCGCATGGCGTAGACCTTGATACCAAGAGCCTGGCGCGGTTTGCGGAGCGCCTGACACGCATGAATGGCGCCAAACGTCCGACGTTCAGCCGAAGCGAAAGCACATCCAGTATCGACGAAGCCGACCGCTCGTTCGACGCCATCTACTGCCTCGACGTGCTCGAGCATATCAGCGATTACGCGCCAATCATTCGCGAATGGTATCGCGTGCTGCGGCCAGGTGGCAGCGTCTATATATGGTGGCAGCCGTACTGGCATCCCTACGGTCATCACGTGTATCAGTGGCTTCCGGTGCCTTGGGCGCACGCCTTTCTGAGTAGCAAGGAAATGACCGAGGTGTGTGCCAGGATCGTGGATTGGCCGGAGTTCAAAGAGCCAGTGTTCGATCGTCACCCTGATGGCAGCCGAAGGAATCGATTCAGGGAGCCGGGGGCTGATGGCGACGGCTTTTTGAACAAGCTGACGGTGCGAGAGTTTGAAGGTCGGTGCCGGGGTGCCGGCCTCACGATCAAGCGGCGTGACTTCCACCCCTTCACCATGCCGCAGCCGGCGAAAGCGATCAGCGTTGCTCTGACTAAGGTGCCGCGGGTGCGCGACTTCTTTACTGCGTGCGCGATCTACGAGTTGGTGAAACCTACGTAGTGCTATCCTATCAATTTACGTGAGTGGTCGGAGGTTCAAGTGCCCAACCCATCCCAAGTCGTAAGTGACGAGGATCAATTTATAAATTCTCAGAATGAAATTGCCGAAGGTCTGCACAAGGCGAGGCAGAATTTGGCGCCGTCTCCAATCACCCATTGCGTCGAGTGTGGAGAGGAAATACCTAAAGAACGCAAGGCGGCGATGCCGAGCGCTACAAGATGCGTGAAGTGCGAGAAATAATTTAAATCTCTTTCGCGCAGTGCTTCTTGACCGCCTGCGCCGCAATCTGCATCACGGCATCCCTGGAAAATAGCTGGCAGCCGCCTTCCTTTATGCACTGAGCCATCACTTCCGGCGGCAGCGTGATCGTCACTGAGCCGTCCGCTTTGTGCTCGACGGCGAGCTGTTCTTGCGCGTGGGCTGGGGCGCAGGACGGTGGGGCGAAAGTGAGGGCGAGGATGCAGAGTAGGCGTTTCATTTGCGAATCCCTGTTACGCGGCGACTGAAGCCCACGCCGTTTTGGGTGGCTCCCGGCGTCGATCGACGTAGACGGGCATCCGGTAAGTGATTCGGTACTTGGGGTGCGTCAGCCACAGCGCTTGAGCTGGCGCCTCGAAACCGAAGTTGTTGCTGTAGGCGTATTCGTCGTAGCCTTTGAGCGAGCCGTTGACGATCAGCCGATGAAGCTGGATGTACTGATGCCAGTGGCCCATCAAAAGCGTGTCGTATTCCATGTCGATCTGCGCGTTGCGCGAGCGCTTCTTGTGGTCGCCGCGAATAATCGGGCCGAGAGCCCCGATCATAGAATCGCCTCCGCGGAACTGATCGCCATGCGTCAGCAGATAGCGGTGCTCATAGATGCGGTAGTACGCATCGGGACCGTCGGGAATAAAGAACGTGACGCGCTTATCGTTCGCGAAGTGCTTGGCGAGGAACTGGTAAAGCAGCCAGTCGAACGACGTATGGTTGCGGCCCTTGGCAAATATCTTGTGCGTGTCGCGGCCGTGGTTTCCGCCGACACAGGGGATGAGCAGTCGCTTGAAGATTTCGAGAAGCTGCTCAATCACGCCGATTAGCACGCCGAAGAGATCCAGCACCGTAGGCATGGTGTGCAGCTCGTTCGACTGCGCAAGCTCTTCGTGAATGCTGCCGCTTATCATGTCGCCGCCCAGCAGTAGCACCAAGCCGGGGTAATCCATCTTTGGCGACAGGATCTTTAGCAAATGCACCGCTGAGTCGATGCACGTCTGCATACGCTCGTGTGCGATCTTGAGGTTGTACTTGTTTACGCCGTTGATCTGGCCGGGATGAACCACCTCGCCCCAATGAAGGTCGCTCAGGAAGAGCGTGGGCACGCCTGGCGCGCTGTCCTGCTTGCGGGGCTGTATGGTCCAGTCCGGTATCTCGAGCGCGTCCAGCTTCCGCCCCATCGTGCCTACAACCGTCTTGATGATGTCGGCGTCGGAGTCACGTTTGCCGGAGGCTTTTAGCTCCTGCTCCAGCCGCTTGATTTGTTCTTTCAGCTTGGCCGGGCTGTCCTTGTGCTCGATGCCGGCGGTGATTCCGAGGCGCTTCGCCATGTCGCATCGGTTCTGCAGCGTTTGCCACACCTGATCGGTCGCCTTGGCGGCGGCACGCATGGAGCCGTGCAATGCGACAAGGTCTACCGCTTCCTGCGCCAGCTTTCGTTTATCTGCATCGGTCATGGATTCGACACTTTCGACAGTGAGGCCGCAAAAAATGCGACGTTAGCTACGGCGTACGCAAGGAACGCCACGGACATACTTGGATCGTCATTATTGGCAAAGCGGACGGCGACAGAGACGTAGAGCGCGGCGGCTGCGAGCAGCTCCCATGCGCTCATGCAGTGCCTTGCTTCTTGTCGTAACTCCTCATGGCCCCAAGCCCAAGGACGCCAAGCAACACCTGCATGGTGAGGTTCGTATCAATCAGCGGGAACATGCCGTGATAGCCGAAGCACACTGCCGCTATGAAGCGGGCCAGAGGTTCAAGAATGGCTGAGTAAGCGAACGCGGAGCCGCATACCCATATGACGAACGGGCGCCCGCCCGCAACGAGCAGTGACGAGCTGGCGGCCTCGACCTTATTAACTTCTATCTGACCTTTCATCAGGTCAGTTTCCGCCATCAGCACTTGAAGCTCGCCACTCTTTTCAATCTTGTATAGCTCGAGCTTCGCTGCGTCGCGCTTCTCTGGATCCGGCCACAGACGGTCAATCAGTTTGCTGCCGACTTCTAGCGCAATGCTTACAGGATCGAATGCCATTATCCAGCCCTCATAGCGTCAGCCAGGCGCTTCGCGCGCGCGCCGACTTGTTGCGCCCACTTGGAGGCGAGCATGCCGTCTGCGGCGTCGTCGAAGCGGCCCTCGCGGATGGCTTTCAGGGTGTTGGTGAAGCCAGCTAAGCGCGAATGCCCCAGATTGAGCGCCATGTTCACGACAACAGCCTTGCGCACGTCTGACAGCGCATCGAATGTCGGAATGAGGTAGCGCGCAACGTCCTCCGCCGTATTGATGTCATTGGCGAGCAGGAGGTCGATTTCGTCATTGCTCAGCCCGACGTCCTCCAGATTGCGCCCAACGCCGATAGTCCACTTGCCCTCTGTGTCTTTGTAGAGCTTGCGCCGCCGGCCCTCATCTTGCTCGAGCTGCGGCCGTAGGATGTCTTTGTAGCTCATAGTTCCTTGGGATCCCAGCCGTTGTGCTTCGCGACGATGCGAGCGCGGCGGTGAAAGTCTGCGTTGTGTTCGGAGCGGGTGCGCTGGCCGTTGGCGGCTTGCGCGACGTGGATCATCTCGTGAGCCATTGTCCGCACGAGCGTATCGAAGTGCCCGATCTTGAATGTCGACATCGTGATGATGTGCTGCTTGGCATCGCCTGGCGCGTGAACGTGTTCAGCCATGCAGTCGCGGCGAGCCGGCGTGCGAAACACGACGTCTGCGGCTGACGGCAATTTCCAACGGTTGAACGGCTTGAACTGCTTGAGGCACTCGTACACCGCAGCGCATCGCTCCGGTGTGAGGTGAACGGTCATCGTTTACGCCGAAATTTGTCTACCCAGCGTTGAACAGTTTTTGTTTCGTAGATCCGTATTAGGGACCAGATTAGAGATGCGAGTGCGGCTAGTGCCGGTAACAAACTTGCGAGCGTCGCTACGATCACGCTTATTGAGAGCGCGTCGCCTACAGCTTTGATGTTGTCAAGGGTCTGCATCTGAGTCACAGCGGCCCCTTGTGAGGGCCGCCGTTCTCAACTTGCTTACGCTTGTGGCATTCCGAGATAGCCTGGATCCGGCACTGACACGAGCAACTGAAACACCTTGGCCGCATCGCACGCCGCGTTCGGGTCGTAGGTGCCGCGCACGTCGCCGGTCGTGGTCGTAGAGCCGCCGGAGGTTTGCACGCCAGCCACGAAAGTTCCGGCCGTCGGCGCATCGCCGTCCTGCATTTCCCGCAGCACGAGCCCCTTGGAACCGAGGAACACCGGCAGCCCGAGCACGTCGCCGTTCCCGAGGAAAAATCCATTGGAGGTCGTCGCGCTGGAGGCGACTGCGGTGATTGTCTTGAATGCTTTCTTGCCGTTGACCGGAGTCGCGCCGTTCAGCGTGATCGCTTCGGACATCGCCACGCCGTATTCGTCGGTGCCGGTCACGGTGATGACTGCCGTGTCCGCTCCACCGGAGGCTGCGATGACGTTACGCGGCACGTCGAGGGTGACTACGCCGGACGCGGCGAGCGCGCCATCGATGACCATTGCGCCCGCGCCAGTGCGGTTCTGCGAAGCGCAGATGCCGTCGGTGTCGAGGGTATCAGGTGCGCCGAGGTTGATGAGGAAGGTCTTGGAGACCGTGGAGCGCAGGAGAGTGGCGGACGGCGCGACATTGCCGAGCTGGTTGTCCTTGTAGTCTTCCTTGCCCTGCTTCTCGAGCTCCAGAATGTATGCGGCGCCCGCGGGCCATGTGGCGCCGGACTTGTTGGTGATGGTGATTGAGCTGGCGCCGAACGTCAGCGAAAATTGATGTGGGCTTGTGAGAGCGACGTTCTGCCCAACGACGAGCTTATTGCCGACACCGCGGAAAAAGGTGCCGGTCTCGGTGCCAGTCGGGTACGAAGAGGTGAACGTGCCGGCGTCAGCGACGTCGGATGCGAGGGTGCCACTAAGGGTGCGACGCGACATATTGATGCTCCTAGCTAGAACGGAGTTGGGATTTTTAGGTCAGCTACGGCCCCCGGATGCCGCAGAATGCACAGAGCATAACCGACAACTTTCTACGAATTCAACAACTGAGGCGAAATAATTAGCGGCCGCTGCTCCGCCCCGTCGACCGTTCTGTTTTCTTGCCGGAAGGCTCTTTCCCCGGCGCCATACCGGCGTTTTCGAGCCCCTTTTGGTAGGCTTCCCCCGTCGCCTCGCGCACCCCTTTGTTGATGTTCAGGACCGGCGTCATGCGGGCGGCCTGCTGGCCCATCTTGTGCGTGTCGCCGGAGGCTACAGCGTCGGTGATCTTGGCAGCGTCGCCGATGGTCGGCCCGGCCAGGTTGAACAGCCGCTGGCTCGTCTTATCGGTATAGCCGAACTTGTACGGGTTGGTGAGCGCATACAGGTACGTGAGATCGCCGGTATAGCCGGAGCGATCGAGCGCGTCGAGCCACTTACGCACATCGGTCTTCGGGTTTTTCTTGTCCTCGTAGGAGCCGGCGATGCTCTCGCGCAGCGCTTGCATAGCGTAAGCGGTGGCCGTCGCAGCCACGAGCCCTCCGAGCACTTCGCCTTTCCGTTGCAGCGTTGTCTCGCCGAATAGATCCTTCAGTCCTTTCTTGAGGAACGTATTCGAGAAGACATCGGTGAACGTCTTGAAGAGCGACACTTGCGCCCAATGCGGGTCCGACATCCACAGCGATTTCGTCGCAGGATTCGGCGTGGTGATCGTCCAGTTCTGCGCGCGCAGCCCGGCCATGTTCATCTTGTCTGCGAATGGGCCGTTCATGGGCATGCCGGCAGTGACCCACTGTTTTGCTTCGTCGACGTCGAGCCCCATCTGCTTCAGCTGCATCTCGTATTGCGTTTTCTTGACGCCAGTGGCGGTATTGGCGGATAACGCCCTCGCATTCCTCACCATGACCGACTTGGCCGACTCGAAAGCGATCACGCGCTGCATGTTCGTCAGCGCCTCCAGCCCGGTGGCGTGCATAAACTTGGTCGTGAACGCGCGCTGCACGCCGCCGAAGCGCTCCGCCTGCGCTGACTCCAGCGCAGTCATGGCAATCGCACCGAGCCGCTCGAGCGCATCGCGTGATTCGACTTTGGGAACGTGGCGCGTGCCAGTGATGAATTTGTCCAGCGCGCCAGTCGCTTCAGCGAGCGCGCTCAGCACACCTTTCGCATACGCTTTCGGAAACAGGCCGTAATGACTGATCGGTGCGAACGTCTCCGGGATTGACGCAAGCGACACGAGCCCCAGCTTCATTACGATCTGCGCGTTAGAGACCTTGCCGTTGACGTAACGAATCTTGTCGTTCTGAATGGGGTTGTGCTTGCCCTGCATTGCATCAGCGAGACCGTACACGTCGACCGTGATCTGCTTAATGCTAGTCTTGGTGCCGGCGGTGCGCGCCTCGCTGATGATGTCTCGCACCATGTCATTCAGCTTGCCTTCCTTGGGTCCGAAGATGTCGGCATACTCGGCGCGCTCCGCGACCTTGCGGAAGTAGCGCGTGAGCACGGCTTGCGTGTCATTCACTAGCCACGGCGCGAGTTCCTCATCGGTCAGCTTGAGCTTGCGGCCCTTCTCGAGATTTG